ATATCTCGATTCTTTTGGGTAATATTGCACAATTAAAAGTAAAAGAGTTTACCACATTCTTAAAAGCTGAATTGCAGAAATGAGTCTAACGGTAACCCAGCGGCCTAGCACAACGATAAGCGGAAATACGTCAAAGTGGAACGCTGCAAAGAATCCTATCGTCTACAAAATGACGCGAAAGGATTACAACATTACAGCCGTTGCAAATAGCGGAGGGGCTTTACAGATCACGGTTAACACTAATTTAACCACATTAACAACGGCTCAAGGCGGCCCGGTGGTGATCGGTTCAAAGTTATGGGTTGTTACTGACAACGGAGTTTACAACGCTCTTTACACGGTTGTAACGGTTACCAACGCGGCAAACAGCGTGGTCACATTCGGTGCAAGTACATACACATCAGCCGCGACTACAGGTTATGTTAATTTGATGCAGCGCACAAACTACCGTGTTAGTGTTGGTATTTATAACGCTGCAAATACGCTGCTTCAAACCTTAGCTTATTCACCTGATAAGTCAGGAAACATTATAGTGGATGTGGCTACTCCATTACTCAATACACTTTCAGTTGATAATGTAGCAGACTATGTGGCTGGCTTTATCACCAATGACGAGACAACGGCATACGTCAAGTTTTACATCCGGTACTCGGAGCTTTGGACATCATCGGCAGAATCAGAAACAAACGACACAGCCAATCAATTCTTTGCCATCTACGGAGCGCGTCAGATAGGCGAGCTATATGGAGGCAACATGGCCGAATACGTTAACTACGAAAACGGAACGCCTCCAGCGAAATTCTTAACGAAGTTTAGCCGTCCTTCGATTTGGCGTGGCTATCCTTTCTCAATATCAACATTAACAAGCGACAACGTAAGCACCAATTCAAGCTTTACCGTAGGATATTTTGATTTAAACCTTACGTTTATATCTTCTGCTTTTGTTACAAAGGTGGCCAATGCTGGTAAACTGTTAAGGTTTAGTCCAGAAGATCAGTTAGCTATACCAAGCAATGCAAGTATTTTACGAGTAGCATACGAGGGATCAGCTACGTTATCGGAGCTTTTGTTTTGCGACATCAAAGACCCATGCAGCAATCCTGTTTTCCTTTGGTGGAGAAACTCATTGGGCGGTGACGCGTTTTGGATGTTTGATTTCAATCAAAATTATTCGTACCGCTACGACAATGGACGCAAAGCAGAACGCTTTGTTTTGTTTGCATCCAATTTAACAGATAACGAGTTTGACGCTATCAGTGAACTAAACACTTTGGGCGAGGTTTACGATGTTGCATTTACAGAGTTAACTACATCGGTCAATAAGTCGCAGGCGCGCATCGGTGCGCAGGTTTACATGATGGATGCAACCGGAAAGAAGACAGGCGTTATCGTTATCCCCACGGAGGTAAGCACCAAGACAAAGTTTAGCAGAAACAAAATACAGATCACGATTGAACTACCTGAAATCTATTGATTGATGTTACTAGCCTTTATGATTTTCTTTTCATCGGTTACCGAATATGACAACATTTGCGAGGGGCTTTCAAAAGAGTTTGCTAGTAATTCAGTTGAGTTTTTTGGTTACATCACAGAAGATAATAGACTGATTGTTTCAAACAAAGGTACTTTTTCAAAGGTTGAATCAAAGGCTTTGCAGTTTTTTAATGGGAAATGGTACGCAAGAGTAAGTGTTTCAAAAACATATCAGGGGCAAATCAATAATCGTTTTGGTTCTTTTGTTCCTGTAAAAGCAACCATTCATAGCCACAACCCACAATGCGAAATGCCTGTTACTGGTTTAGATGAGATGAGCGAAGAGGACTTACTTTTTGCTAAAAAATACAATTCCATTAAGCATTACATTTATGGGTGTGGTGGCATAGCCGAGTTTAACAGTGAAGGGTTTGTAAAAGTTGAAGTTTCAAAATTTACAATTTGTCATAAATGGATGTAGTTTACATAGACAGCCAGATAATCGACATCGACCCTAACACAAAGATTGCATGGACAATCCAAAGGGTTGATATTGGTGACCTGTCTAAAAACTTCATTTCATTTTCAAACACGATAAAAGCGATCGACACCGAACGCAACAACCGTACTTTTCAAAACGCCAAACTTGTCAATTCAGACGGAACTTTTCAATACCGCTTCCAAGATTGTAAAGTAGTCCAAAATGGCATAGAAACTATTTTTGGAAAAGCTCAGATCACTGGCTTTGATGGTAGTTACTATACAATTGTAATCTACGATTCCTTTGTCTCGTTGCTTTCTTTCATTGAAGGTAAAAAACTTTATGATATTGATATATGGGGGACGGACGCTTGGACTGCTTCCGGTATAGATACTGCACGATTAAAAACGACTGGAGTAGTTAACGCATTTTGTAATTTCGGAAGGACTTTAGCTTATGAGCAAAACTATTACTTGCCATTTTTTTACTACAGTACTGCAATAACAGAAATATTAAAGTCAACTGGGTTAAATCCACAAGGTTCTGTTTTATCTTCGACTGATTTTAAAGATTTGGTTTTTTCACCGTTTGATAAGTTTTTGTATCCTGAATCGGGTTTGAATAGCATAAAAAGAACAGCAACCTCTTCAAGTCAATCATTAACACTATCAATCAACCAAGCCTTTTTATCAATTGTTTTTGACCAGATTGATTACGGGACAATACCTTTTGTTGACACATTTGTTTCTGACGTATCGGTTAACATTCGATACAATACCCTTAATTTTTCCATAGACCCTTTTTCTACTTCAACAGGAGACATTAGAATTTTTGGTTCAATACAAGGTCAAATAGCTGTTTCTGCACCAATTACCCTCAACTACACAAATAGCGATCAAGTTTATAGTTTTACAAACGTTGAGTTCGTATCAGGGGAAACAATTGAGATAAGGTTTTATTTTAATAAAGATGCGCTTTACCCGGCTGATTTTGTTTCTGTAGATATTGGAAATACTGGTAACGGAACATCATTTTCTATTGTCGAAAACGCTACCGTTGCTCGTTCAAAACCATATTGGAAAAAACTCCTAAACAAAGAAATTGATTTAATAAATGTGTTAAAGGATTTTTTTGTCAGATTTGGTATCATCTACAAGGTGGATGGGAATAACTTGATTTTAAAGACGCTCGAAGAAATTAGCACCGACACCGCAAACGCGGTAGATTGGACCTTCAAGCGTGTCAACCGTAACAAATCAAAGTTGGATTTTAAAACCAATTACGCGCAGTCAAACAACTTTTTGTTTAATACAGATATTGATTTGCCAGAACTTGGAATTGGTGTTTTAACTGTTTTAAACTCTACATTACAATCTGTTAAGACATTCTTTACTTCTGTTTTCAAAAACGCTAATACGTGGTCTGGCTCAATAAAATCTATCACTCTTCCTGTTTATGATTCAACATCAACGGGAATTTCAGACATAAAAAATGCTACTCCTTTTGTCCTTGCTACACTTCGTAATAGAACAACAGAAAGCTCAATAACTTTTGATTCAATTGCAAGGACAGATTACAAGATTGCATATTTCGCAGACCCCACGCGACCAAAGGACACTTCGTTCAGGTATTTTTTATCAAAATACTACCCAACGCTTTCTTTGGCATTGCAAAAAAACAAGATTTGCAAATACGAATACAACCTAAACGAAACGGATATTGCAAATTACGATCCGCATAAAATGATATTTGACAATGGAAGTTATTATTTGATAAACAAAATCAAAAACTTTCGCAGTGGAAAGATTACGGAAGTAGAATTATTCAAGATACAGTAAACGATTAGAGGCGATGGCAAAAGAGGAGATACTAATTGATTTGAAAATTGACCAAGCACAAAGTGCAAGAAACTTAGACGAGGTTGCAAAGTCAACGCGTGAACTTGAAAAAGCAAAAAGGCAACTTGACTTTAGAACTGAAGAAGGAAGGAAAGCCATCTTACTGGCAAACGAACAGCTAAATAAAAATAATGCCATTATAAAAGAAAACGCTTCGGCTCTAAATAAGCAGCGAATGAATGTCGGTAACTATACCGATTCAATCCTTCAAGCAGTTCCGGGGCTTGGTAAGTTTTCCGGAGGCATCAACGGTTTAAACATGGCGTTTAAGGCTAACCCGATCGGCTTAGTAATTACTGCTTTGGTTGCTTTAAAGGGTATCTTTTCGCAAAATGCGGTAGTAGCCGACAAGTTATCTTTTATTTTTGAAGGTTTTAATAAAGGTCTTCAAAGTATAATTGATTCAATAGTTACAACTGTCAGCTCATTGGATAATTTAAAGGCAGCATTTCTAAATCCAATTGACACTATCACTTCATTTTTTTCCAAAACAAAACAGGCGGCAGTTGCAGGATATGAAGCAGCGGAGGCAGCAGACGCATTTGGAGCAGCACAGGCAAGGGCGGCTCAACAAATAAAGATTGCAGACATTCAGATAACGTCACTTGAAAAAAGCCTAAAGGATAGGACTAAAAACGAACAGGAACGGATTGCAATAGCTAACCAGATTGCTGACATGGAAATAGCCAATTCAGAAAGGCGGGCTAAAATTGCATCCGATGAATTGGCTAACGAGCAATTAAGATTAAAAGGTAAGACGCTATCAGGCGAAGAGGAAACAAGATTAGTAGAATTAGAAACAGTTGTTTTTGAGGCAAACGAAGAAAAGAAAATTGCAGCAGCAACAAGATCAACCAGAATAAATATTTTGCTGGCCAAAGAGGAAGCTAGTTTAAAATCAGATAATGCCAGAACAGCGCGTGAACGAGAACAAGCGGAATCCGATTTTAGGGTTCAACTTTTGCGCGAAGAAAACGAACAGAAAAAACAGGTTTTACAAGAATTACAAGATTGGATCAATGCCAATAATGAAGCGGCAGAGGTTGCAGAAATTAGGAGAAGGGATGCTGAGTTTGAAAGGACTGTCCAAGAGATGCAACAAAACCAAGAGTGGCAACAAGAAAAAACGGAAGCTGATGAAATTATAAACGAACAGTGGATCAATGGGATTTTAAACAGAAAAAAACAAGAAGAACAATTCGCGAAAGAAACAGCCGAACGCGAAAAGGCACTTTATCAAAATAGGTTTCAAATCGCTTCTGGTTTTTTTGCAAGCATTACTCAATTGCTTGGAAAAAACACAGCAGAGGGAAAAGCAGCAGCGGTGTTAAGCATAGCCAGTTCAACTGCCGAAGGTATTGCCAAAGCTACTGCCGCAGGTGCAGGTTTGATTTTTCCTAAAAATATTGTTGCGATATTGTCAGGAATAACAGCCGTTTTATCTGGAGCTGCACAAGCTAAATCCGTTCTAGGTTTTGAAAGAGGCGGCTTACTAAAATTCAATAACGGAGGCGTACTCAATGGTCCTAGTCACGCTAACGGAGGTATTCCTTTTTCGGTCGGTGGCAGACTAGGCTTTGAGGCCGAGGGAGGCGAAACGATAATCAATAAGAAATCAAGCGCAATGTTTCGGCCTATGCTATCAGCTATCAACGTGGCTGGGGGTGGGGTACAATTTGCGGAAGGTGGTGTTTTGGGCTTCCCATCTTCAGCAATAGACAGCTTTGCAAACCCGGGCTTTGACATTTCACGGCTTGAGTCATTTATAGCCAATCTAAAAGTACAAGTAGCGGTTGAGGATATAAACGATGGCCAAAAGAACTACGCAGAAATAACCGACAGGGCGCAATTTTAAAGCATGGAGATAAAAATAATTGATGGAAAGGAATTTGTAGACCTTTCAACCGTTCGAAGTGTTTTAGATTCTCGCGGCTTTATTGAGATGTTTGAAAGTAACCTATCGAGGTGTAAGACGTTCGTAATGGCTTATGAAGAGGTCGAGGTAATTCACGAAAAAATAACAGGGCGAAGAAGATACAGCGGTTACGATAGTTTTTCCCATGTAAAGTATAGGCTAAAATAAAAAGAGGGCATAGCTAAGTGTCCTCTCTTTGGCAATTTTGTTTTCTCGAACGAGTTGCTATACTCCCCGCAAGTCAGTTAAAGGCGACTTGGTTTACCTTTAAATCTTAGTGCAAATATACACAATTTGAACAAAGTTCAATAGTTCACAGCCCCAACGGTGCGAATTTTACGCGCATGGGAGACATATTCATTGTCGGTCAGATAGGGTCAGGGCAAGATGAGCAAACAGGCGCATTCATTAAAGGCGTTGAGCTTGTCGATGTTATTGCCCAATTCAGAGCCATCCCAGAATCAAAAAAAGATATTGAGGTAGTTATTGATTCACCGGGTGGATATGTAGACACGGGAGACTCAATCTATAATTATCTCGAATCAAAGAAAGCAGAAGGTTACAATATTACAACCGTCCAACGCGGTATAGTTGGATCGATTGCCACAAAGATATTTTTAGCAGGTGACCAAAGGATAGTAAACGATTCTCAAGAGTTCTTTATACACAATCCTTTAGTGCAAAATGTGTCAGGTGACGCCAACGTAATGCAGTCAATCGCTAATCAATTAGAGCAATCCAAGAAGCGTTTAATGCAATTCTACATTGACAAAACGGGAAATAATCAGGCGGCTATTGAGCCATTAATGAATGAAGAAACAAGCCTTTCGGCAGATCAGGCGGTGGCGTTAGGTTTTGCCACAAAAAAAGTATCTACCCAAAAAGAGTACGCAACAATTAAAAAAAATATGGACTTCAAAAAAATGTTTGAGGATTTCAAATCTGAAATCAAAGCAATGTTACCAATGCAGCCAGAGCAAAAGCCTAAGGCAATGGAATTAAAACTTGCGGACGGTTCAATTGTAACGAGTGACGCGGCTGACGCTTCTGCTCTTGTAGGTAGCGCAACAAATGCACCTGATGGAACTCACCCTCTTGCAAACGGTTCGTCAATCGTAGTTGCAGGCGGTAAGATTACCGAGGTGAAGCCAGCGGCAGAAATAGAAGACAAATATGTAACCGTAGCGCAATTCCAAGAATTTGCTGCGATGGTGAAAGACTCTTTGAGCGCGGTGGTAAAACCTGTGAACGAGTTGAAAGCAAACTTTGACAGCGAATTGGTGAACATAAAAAACCAAATCAAAGGAAAACACACGCCACCCACACAGCGCGTAAACGAGGGGGGATTAAGTCCAGCAGAGCAGTATTTAAAAAGAAAATAAAAACGAAAAAACAAAATGCCAAATCCATCAATAACCAGCAACTACGCAGGTATAACCACCGGAGAAGCCCTCCAGCTGCTTGTACTTGGTAACGAAGCGTTTGAAAAAAACAGCTTCATGTTTCACGAAGACATTGACGATAAAGGTCTTGAATTGACTCGTATGGTTGTAGGTGCAAACCTAATCCAACCTTACGCGGCACAACCTTCAAACCCTAGTGAAGCGATGACCTTTAGTCCTCGCAGACTTGACCCTGTCGAGGTAATGCTTTACGACCATTTCAACCCTAAGGAGTTCCGTTCTTATTGGAAGGAGTTTCAAAAAGAGGGATCATTGGCGGACAAAGACATTGCGCCAGAAATCAAAAATGCAATCGTAGCAAACTACGCAAAGCGTGTGAACAACCAGCTAGGTCAATTGATCTGGTCAGGTGACACCACTACTACCGGGGCGTTGCGATTCATCAACGGTATTATCACAAAGGCCACAGCCGATGCGAACGTTCCAAAGGTTAGCCCAGCTGGTAACATCGATGCGACTAACGTTATCGCTCGTTTGACGGCCACACACGCTCTTATTTCGGATGCGTTGTTTGCAGATGCAGATGGAACATTGCACATGAGTACACGCGATTTTCGCTTCTATCAAGATGCGTTGATTGCAATAAGCACAAAGGGGCCTACTCCTGATTCATTGAATGCACCTGTGACTACCTTCAAAGGTATGCCAATTAAGCATTACAGCACTTTCCCTACAAACCGGATTTTGTTTGCAAAGGCTTCTAACGGAGCTACTTCAAACTTGGTAGCGGGAATGAATAAGAACTCGGACGTTGACGATATTAAGATCGAGCGTTGGAGACCAGAAGGCGACACGTATTTCATCAAAGCTAATTTCAGCTTGGATGTAAACTACGGTTTTGGTGAAGAATTAGTATTGTATAACCCTTCTTAATTTAAGAATATGCCAGTAACAACAAGATTCTCAAATCAAAATGATCCTAACGTCCTCGGCAACGAGGGCATTAGCTCAAACGGTGCAGCCATTGCATACGCGGCAACTTTAGAAATGCCAAGACCTCCTAAGAGAGCGTTAAAACATTTTGTTCAAATTGCGCAACTTACAGGAGCGTTAACACTCAATGCAACAAACATTGTAACGCGTGGCGATTACGAAGACGGTGACGAAGTAAATATTTGCGTAACGTGTGACGGTACTGCTAGGACTATCACATGGGGCACTTTGTTCCGCCCTGCGGTAGCCGCTACATGGGTAATCCCTATTAACGGAACCGGTTTGGCTAAGTGTTTATTCTTAGATGGCAAACTGCACGTCTATTCTCAAACCATGCTTGTAACGTTATAATATGGCCGATTGCGGGAACATACAAATTGGGGCGGTCTATGACTGCCTTAACCTACCACAGCCGGGCAACTCGCCCTACTTAGTATTGGTTAACAAAGACGATTTGAACGCTGGGTCTATTACTTACAACACCGCTGGGACGCTTATCACGAACTTAACGCTTGCCACAAACAAGCCCGCGTATTTGTTCGAAGGGTTTAAGGATTCTGTAAAGTCAAAGATTGACTTAGTTCAGACCGATACAGGCCCGATGTATAAGCACATGGTAGACTTAGTTGTTTACGATGTTAGCCCGGTGCAGCGTCAAAACTTAGAGCGGATGTGTCGCGGTTCTGTTTCTGCTTTTGTAGAAAAGAGAAAGAAGAACTCGGATTCATTTGAGCTTTACGGTGCAGATGCGGGATTGTATGTAGTACCCGGAACGCTTTATTCGTCTAACGAAAACGGTGGGGTATTCAAAGTAAGCCTTGCTTCTTTGGATGGTCAGGAAGAGTCTAAGATGCAGCAGACAATTCTAGCTACTGATTGGGCTACAACCAGAGCTTTAGTGCAAGGGTTAGCATTCCAGCCTACTATCACTTCGTTAAACGTTACAGCAATAGCAGCCGCAGGAGGTACAGCGGTAACCGTAACAGGTACGAACTTCTTCGGAGGTGCAGGCGTGAATCAGGTAATAAGCGTTGTGTGGGTAAATCAGAATACAGGTGCGAGGGTAACTCAAACGGGTTTGTCTGGTATCACTAACACGAACATTACAATCGCTTCATCAGTAGCGGTAACGGCTGGTAACAGTCATAAACTTGAGGTAACTACTACCAGAGGCGTTGCGTTGACGGTCGCACTAGTGACTTCGTAAGGAATTAGGGGTTTAGGTTTTCATAGAAGTTGGAAGAGGGGCGGGGTTTAAATATGAGCCTTGCCCCTTTTTTTTAAAAATTCAAATTAAAAAATATGGCACAAGTAAAATTGAAAGACGAAACAGAGCGGATAACCTTCAATGGTCGGTCGGCCGACATCACAAGAGAAAATCTCACATGGGAAAAATATGAGTGGGTGAAATTAAATCACCCGGCACTCGTTCCAAAATTTGTAGTAACTGAAGATGAACCAAAAACAAAAGCAAATGGCAAAGGAGAAAAAGAGTAACGATAACGAAGCGTTGGCAAAAACATTAAAGCCACGTTATTCAGTTGTTTCCGTTCCTAATGGTGAAGGATGGAAAAACATAACAAAGGAAGATTTCACCGATGTTGACGCATACGCGATCCTAGAATTCTGGGATACTATCGAAGGTTTCGACAAAGAAAAAGCTATCAAATCAATATTTGAGTGATTATTCCCGGACGTGAGGTATTAGTTAAGCGGTTGCCTATAAGGACTCGCAATGTTGATCGAGTACAATCTTTCGACACGGATAACCTATACCCTCAAAGGTCTCAAGAAACGTGGTATAGGAGCTACACGCTTTCGGGCATCATTCCTAAAAAAGCCGGGTTTCTGAATGGTGAGGGCTTCGAGCAAGTAGAGCTTAATGATTTAGTAGTTCACGGTGAAGGTCTTGAGGCCGTTACCATGCGCGAGCTTTTAGATAACACGGCCTATGCAAAAGCATGGGCTAAAGGTTTTGCGTGGCATATCAACTACAATCTGAATTACACCATTGCATCGATCAAGCCAATCCCTTTTGAGTATTGCAGATTAGGTATTGCAGACCATGACGGCAACGTTGAAAAGATAGCTTATTGCACCAATTGGGAGCGTGACTACGGCAAGGAAGAAAAGCAAAGGGAAATTATCTTTTACGATAAGTTTGACCCAGATCCTGAACATCTAGCTGAAGAGTTTGCCGAGTATGGGGTAGAAGGCTACAAAGGCCAGATCATGTACTGGACACCAGAGAAAAATAAATACCCTCTTTGTTCTTTTGATTCTGTTTTCGAGTTAGCACAAAACCAATACGAGATAATGCTATACTCGCTTAACCAGTCGGCTAACGGTTTTAGCGCGGGACATATCTTTGTTTTCCCAGGTTCGTTTCAAAACGACCAGGAGCGGGAAGCATACAAGAAAAGGTTATTATCTCACAAAGGAGGTCTAGGTGCTGGTTCAATAATGATAATCGAAGCAGGAACTAAGGACATCAAAGTAGGTGACCTGCTTGCAAAAACTGATTTGCAAAACAACGATACCATGTTCCAAAACACATTGAACTGGATCGAAAAAAGCATACTTCAAAACTACGGGATGCCTTATGAGATCGTAGGCAGGCAGACCGAGGGCGCTATGTTCAGCCGTCAACAAATCGAAGACGCTTACACGTACTACAACTCGGTAACCCGTGACGAAAGGGTAGAGTTAAGCCGAGTGTTTAAAAAGGTTTTCCAGTTTTGGAATAAGCCTATAAATTCAGACTTTACCATTAAGCCACAGGTTTATGACGTTGCGGGGGCAGCTTTACCAGCTCAAGGAGCGCAACAAGCCCAGCCAAACCAACCTACCGAAGTTAAAGCAGTTGACGAAGCCCAGCAAGCCATTGACACGGTAATACGTGGACTGTCTCGAAGAGATGCTTCAAAAGTATTCGCTTACGTGAACGACTTTAAGAATGGGCGAATGAATTTAGAACAGGCCAAAACATTTTTAATGCCATTCCTCGGAACGGATGAAAACGTAATGAAATTCTTACAAGACCCAGAAGGGGACGGAGCCGATGCCTAATATAATCACGATACAGGATATAAAAGAGGTCAGGCCATTTGCGCAACTAGACCCGCAAAGGGTTGACCCGTATATTGCCGAGGCGCAGGAGAATGATTTGCGCCCGGCTCTTGGTGACGCTTTGTTTTATGACTTCATCACAAATATTGAGACTACAAAGTATCGCGAGTTACTAAACGGGAAGACTTACACCAAAGACGGTTATTCAATATTCTTTCCAGGTGTTAAACCTATGCTTTGTTATTTCTCATTGGCAAGGATTACACAAAACAACGCGATCAATTTGACCTCCTACGGTGCGGTTCAAAAGCGTGTCGAAGGGTCGGAGCCGATCGATCAAAGAATACTAGGCGCATTGGTTACGGAATTACGGGACGTGGCGAATAGCTACCAAACGAGGGTAGTTACTTTTTTGAGAGATAACCAAACTACATATCCTTTGTTCGATGTTTCAAACGGAAAAGATGAGGCAGAATTTGGCTTAAACTTTTTTAGTGCATAATGGAAAAGGCATTTATCAGAGGGTCAAGCCTCACAATAGAAGCAACGATTTACACTGACCATACCAAGACGGTAGCGGCTGACATTACAGGGGCTACAATATTTTGCATCGTAAAAAAGCGACCTGAAGATTTAGACAGCGAGGCATTATTCAGCAAATCGGTAGGTTCTGGAATTACAATAGTCACACCATTGGCCGGGCGTTGTAATATTGCTTTTACAGCAACCGATACAAATCTTACATTAAAGCAAGTTTATTACGAAACGGTTGCTAAACTTGCGGACGGTGTGACTGTAATCAGGAACGGGATAAACGAGGTAAGAATTTACGGTAACGTTAGAAAAGCATTGCCATGACGAACAAGATCGTTTACGGAGTAATAGACGATTCATTTTCAACAGGCAAAATTTCAGACTCTTTCAGGTCAGGAATTATAGATGAAGTCTTTAAATTTGTTACTGCATCAGGGGCGGTTCTTACTGGAATATTAACCGAGGACGGGTTTAACATTATCACAGAGGACGGTCAAGTAATAATACCAGAATGAAAAAACTAATTATACTTTTCTTTTCGATTTTAAGTTTGTCGGCTTTAGGTCAGGTAAAGATTTCGGATATGCCTGCCGCAACATCTTTGACTGGTACTGAATTAGTGCCAATCGTTCAAAGTGGGGTAAATAAAAAAGCTACTCCTTTACTTTGGCAAACATACCTATCGCCTATTTTTCAGGCTATGTTAGTATCTGGCACAAACATTAAAACAGTAAATGGGAATTCATTACTTGGTAGTGGAAATCTTGCCATCTCTGAATTTACATCTGCATCTCTTCCATTTAACGACAACGTATCATTGCTGCAAAACCAAGCAGACAACACTAAGCAGGCGCGTTTTGATTTGGCTGGCATTAGTACAGGTACCACAAGAACTTACACAATGCCTGATTTTAGCGGTAACGTTTTTGTTATGGGTGGCATAAACAGTTATTCAGCATCAGCGACAACCATATCAGGTTCGGGTATCTGGAATTTTCAAAATTCAAACACAACAGGTACACTTAGAACCATTAACATCAACCCGACAGTTACTCAAACCAGCATTAATCCAGGAAGGCCTTTTTCGGTTTCACCTAACTACACGATTTCGGGAACACAAACAAATTCAACAGTCAATCTTTTGGGCTCATTTACGTCAACACTAGCCTCAAGTGTTCATCGATCTTTAGAAATCACTGAAACTTTCAATGATGGTGGTTTTAATGATACGTGGACAGGGATTCATTACAATCCGTCTACAACAGGATTGACAGGTGGTTCAACACACTACGCAGCTGTGTTTGGCTCTGGCCGAGTAGGTATAGGCACTCTGACGCCTACCGAGGTTTTAGACGTGACTGGAAACGTAAAATTTTCGGGCGCACTGATGCCCAACAATACGGCAGGCACCAGTGGCCAAGTGCTTACCTCGCAGGGCAGCAGCAGCGCACCAATATGGAGTGCTGTATCTTTGACGAGCGGTGTGACTGGTACTTTACCAATTGCCAACGGTGGCACAAACAAAAGTTCTTTGGGTTCACCATTACAAGTATTGAGGGTAAACGCTGGTGGTACTGATACTGAGTGGGCAACAATAAGCGGTGGTGGCGGCACATACTACGCGCCCAACGTACTTAGCCCCAACGCCACTGATGCAAACTTCACAGCAGCAGTAAACTCAATACGCCATTTGCCAGATGGTGTATTGACAGCAAACCGCACCATCACAATCCCAACGGGCGCGGATGGAGATGTGATAAAATTGCTGAACAATGAAGACACCTTTATCTGGTTCTTGAGTGGCGCTCCCGTGTACTTGGCTGATCGGACAACGGTAGTAACGCAGTTGTTGTACAACGTGCCCACTATCATTCAAAAAATAAACGGACTTTGGATAATCGAAAACTAAACCACATGAAAAAAATACTTTTCTTTCTTTTAATCTCAACGGCTGCATTTGGTCAAGCGGGGCCACCTTATAACGGTTCTTCGAGATCAATTAATACAACTCCGCAAGGCAATGAACTCGGAACGCTTGTTCGCCAAATACCTCAAGACATTGATCGTATCGGCTTCACAAAGGCACTTTCAAATTCAGTAGATTCAGACTGGGGTACTATTGTTTCTGGAATTGGATCAGGAATGGACGTTGACCAGACAGGCGGTAACTTAGTTATTACAACTGGCACTACAGCGCGAAGCGAAACGATTATCCGTTCAACAGAATCATGGATAGGTGGTCTTAGATTAAGAGCTAGGTCAATATTATCAAATAGGATTATCAATACTAACTTCTTTGTTGAATTGGTTGATGTGATTGGTGACGGGCTTGCCTATACCATAAGTTCAGCCACAGCAATGACCGTAACATTTCCAAGCGGTCACGGATTTACTTCTGAAAACGTAGGACAATCAATGTATGTAGGATTGTTTTCAGGAACGGGAACATTTCTATCAGGTCGTTATCCAATAGCCTCGGTAAGTGGTGACAATATTACATTTACTGTTTCAGGCTTTGCGGCAGGTACGGGTACTTGTTCGGCTTTTGGTTGGAACTACTACCAATTACACTATACGGGTACGACAGCAACAAGCGCAAACTTTGACACGCAAAGAAACGGATATGCAACTGGAGCAACCAATGCCACAATTAACACAACAGCATCTCCTGGACACCTAGCTATCATTACTGGTAACGATTTGCTTTCAACGTTTTCAGATCAATTGGTAGCTACTTCTACTGGAGCAAGCGTTACATACCGGGCAGATCGAAAAGAAAATATACCGGACGATAAAAATCTAAGGTTGCAAATCAGGATCGCTAACGGATCGACAGCCCCGGCAAGTTCAATAACATGGACGATAGGTTTTATAGGCATTGCTCATTATGCCAATACAGACGTAAGTATTCAAGACGTAAGGCCAATGAATCCAGGCAGTCCTTTAGCTGTGGAGATTATGAGGCCAGTTACTTTACCTGTTTCCGGAACAATCACCGCTAATCAAGGTACGATGGTGGCTCTTCCAGCAGGAACTAACGCCATTGGTGACGTAGGTATTCAATATCGTGCATCTGCAACTGGAGCAGGTACACCAACGGTTTTAAATTCTCCAGCGACCCCAGCGATTCAAACTGTGAAAGGCTCAGCAGGTAGATTGATCGGGTTTTTACTTGTAAACTCAAACGCAGCAACTCGATACTTAAAAGTTTTTAACGTTGTAACCCCAACATTGGGGACTACCCCAGCAACTCTTGACATTCCAATACCATTGAGCAGTAACCCTGTGTTTATCTCTTTTGAAGGAGGTATTGCTTTTGGAACAGCTATCACGGTAGCAATAACTGGAGGTAGGGGTACGACTGATAACACCGCAATTACCTTGAACGATGTAACCGGATTCACTATACACAACTAAAAAAAATAAAACTATGGCAACTTTCACAATTGTATCTGAGGGAACACCAATCATTCCCTACAACCTAAATGTAGTAATCAATGTAAACCACAGTGCTTTTGAAAACAGCCAGTGGGTAACCGCTACTCCTTATCCAAGTCAGGCGTTTTCGGATGCTGTTGATACACATACATCAAACTGGGAAAATGCTATCAAGACAAATTCAGATTTCACAACTCAGGACACTAACAGAAACGGAACGTGGCAAGTTGAGGTTGTCGGACCATTTCCAGAAGACGAGTCAAGAACACTTTATAATCTAGTTACATCATGCACTGTTGAAAACGCTGTTGCAGAAGTTTCAACATCAACTCAAAGCGATAAAACAGGGGCAGAGCTTACGGCAGACCTCCAGTTAGCGGCAGACGCTAAGGAGGTAGAATTTTTCGGAAACAGACCTGCATGGAGTCCATTACCTTAACATTTAGTAACAATGAAAAAACTTATCACAATCATCTTTAGATAATATGGAACACTTCTTAATTTTCGTAATTCAGATTCTAGGGATCGGATTTAACGCATGGCAAAAAGTCCTTGTACTGGATAAACTATATCCAGACGATACCCTTGAGGACGTGTTCAAACTGTTCTGGAAAACAGACAGGATAACGGTTTTTATCTCCTTGTGGATCATGGCCGCTTATGGACTGTTTTACTTTGTGACTTTAAACTATGCGCCTCCGAGTGTAATCGGCTTCGAATACTTAGACCTGTCATTCTTTGGCGGGGCTTTAGTAATCGGTTACGGAGGTCAGGCAATAGTCTACAAGGCACTAGGTAAAGCGGTGGATATTGCAAACAAAAAAATAGACGATCAAAAATAAATTAAAACTATATGGCAAAGAAAAACAAACCAAAAAAGAAAGTTTTAACGGCTGACACCGTAAACCCCGATCCAACACCACCGCCAAAAGGTAAGTGATGAGATTAATAATTCTTATACTTTTAGGGCTTTCGTATCTACTCAACTCAATAGTATTGGGTTGGGTATATCCGAACGTCTCAACGGATTACGATCAGTACATCGCATTTGTAGCAAGCCGAAACAGAGTCTATGAGCTAATGTTTGCGGCTTTCTTTTTATTGACGTTCTTACTATCCGAAAAGATTATGAGAGCCGTTGCCTGTTTTATGTTTTGCCTTTCTTTTGGCAGCGCGGTTGACAAGCTAATAGGAATTACTTGGTATTTGAAAAGCGATGTAGTTTTAATATTTTTGTCATTGTTCATAGCCATTTACACCTATGTTAGAGAACTTAAACCAAGAGGTTAAAACATGGGTTTTAAAGCCTTTGATTTGGGCGATGGTGGCAATCTCCATAAAGCTGGCTGTACAGTCGAGAAAGAACAAAATTACTTTTGGGGTAGCTATTTCAAGTTTCATCACAGGCATAGGATCGGCTTACCTTTTTAGCGACTATGTTTCTGGGGCTTTTAGTCACGAAATGCAACCTTTAATTATAGGGGTTATTGCAATATCAGGCGAAAAAATTGGGGAATATGTACTTTACAAAATTAGCTTTAATTCTTTGGTAGACTTACTGATAAAGATTTTCAAGAAATGATCTGGCTAATTACCTTCTGGGTGCTTGCCGCTGTTTTGATTTTGAAGTGGTTTTATAATCAATTTTTTAGGGAAAGATGAAAAGGCTTGTTGATCGGATTATTATTCATTGCACCGCTACCCGCGAAGATGTAAACTACACGCTGGAGAACTGCAACCGTGACCATCAGGCCGCTTTTAAAAGAGATTGCCAATACCATGTGTTTATAAGGCGTGACGGGACTATGCACTATGCCAATGATTTTAACGTAGTAACCTGGCACACGGGAGGGATTAACAACCGTCAAGGAATAGGAATCTGTTATGAGGGCGGAATACGGGCAAAGGGCAATCCTAGCAATCCAAAAGACGCGATTGATACAAGGACACCGCAACAAAAAGAAGCTATCCTGCGGGCTATAAACGAGGCGATTGCATGGGCTGGCGGAACGATCAAATCAATAAAAGGACACCGCGATACATCGCCAGACAAGAACGGGAACGGAACTATTGAATCGAGCGAGTGGATTAAAATGTGTCCATGCTTTGACGCTATTCCAGAATACAAAAATCTTTTATGATGACATTAATCTGGCGTTACATCATTTTGGCCGTAGTTCTACTAGGATGCAGCCCAAATTACTATTTAAAAAAAGCCGAAAGAGCAACAAGAAAAGCCATTGAGCTTGGCGCAAAGGTAAGGGTTGACACCGTTTACAAAGAAGTTCAGCTATTCATTCCAGAGACAAAACATGATACCATTGTCAAATATAAAACATTGAAGGATACAATCAGAATTGAAACGGAAAAGGTAAAATGGAACATTAAAGTAAACGAGGTTGAAAAAACAGTCTACGTGGATGGTACAATCAAAAGAGACACAGTTAAAGTTAACGTACCAGTTCAGGTATTTAAGACTATTTCATCAGGAATAAGCATGGGCAAACTAATCACATGGTCAATAGTCAGCGCTGTTCTAGGTGGATTTATTTTGTTCTTTCTTTACCTTAGATTTAAAAAACAGGCCAAATAGCCGTAATTAATCGGCTAAGTCAAAAGTAGTCTCCGATATAAACTTGTTATAGGCAAGTTTTTTCCTCTGAGTT